AAAGTTAGTGATCTTTGGAAAAACAAAGAAATTTCAATTAATATGAAAGAAAAAGTATTAGATAGGCTAGCCAATACTAGTGATAATTGATATCTTCCTGGTTTAGAAGAATCTATAACATCAGGTTCTTTTATAAAAGAAGCTCTTTTTTGTGACACTTTACACGAAAGAATAAAAAGACTACAAGATGAAGGAGTAAATACTAGGGGTTTAATCCTAAAAGCAAAGGAACAATACGACCAAATAATGGACTCGTTGACAAACAAAAAACTCATTGACAAAAGGGGTAGTGAGTTCGGAGCGTATGATTTTGCCTATATTGACCTTTCTACTATAACTAATTTATCTGATTTAGAGGTTTTTATTTATAAAAAATTTCTAGATGCCACTGCGGTATTATAATCTAAAAAAGAGGAACAAAATGACGAATAAAGACAACCTAGAGGATAGAAAACAAAAGCTGAAACAGCAAGTTATTGAGTTTTATACAAGCAAACAGATAACAAAGCAAACGAAAGACTCTGCATTAGACCAACTAGAAAATATGGATAAAATTAAACCTGACCATTATATATTCTGCAATCCCGATGCTAAAATGTTGTATTTAAACGAAGGTAATCCGTCATTATATACACCAGAATCACAAGCATCAAGAGTGCAAGAAAGCCTAAAGAAGCAGAAGGAAAGTAGTATATTTCACATTGCAACAAATTTAGAGGAGAAGAATGACTAAAGAAGCACAATCAAAAAAAGAAGATATTTATAAATTACTAAGAAGAGACCTAGGCCATTATGTAGAAACCGCCTTCTTAGAAGGAGAAATAACGTTTGAACAGAGAGAAGATGTTATTAATGGTGTTTACAAAATATCTAACGAACTATTTGAGACATTGTACCTATCAATTAAAGACCCTCTGTCTAAGGATCTTGTATTTGCTTCATTCAGGGATAAGCAAGAAGAAAAGCATATTACAGATAAACGAAACAGCCTAAGAATTAAACAAGAAGAGCTGAAGAAAAAACTTATAAATCTATTTGATTCTGATAAAATATCTATAACGTCAAAAGAGGCTAGTTTAATTACATTAAATCGCATGGATGTATTAGGTACGTTAGTTGTCTCGCGCCAAATAGAAGACCCGGAAAACCTAATGTACCAACGTGATAAAAACGGTAGGCTTACAGAATTTAGGATACTATCAAATAGTGATGTAGGATATATTCCAGCCTTAGAAGAATCTACAAGAACCCTTATAACATCAGGTTTTTTTATAAAAGAAAGTCTCTTCTCTGACTCTTTAGACGAAAGGATGAAAAGAATGAAAAATGAAAAGAAAAGTCCTGAAGATTTTATCATAACAGTAACGGAACAATACGACCAAATAATTGACTCGCTGATAAACAAAAAACTCATTGACAGAAAGGGGAGTAGGTTAAGGTTAGTGGCATATGATATTTCCTATATTGATCCTTCTACTATAACTAATTTATCTGATTCAGAGGTTTATGTTTATCGAAAATTTATAGATGTTTTATAGGAGGAAAAGAATGACTAAACCAGACCACAACACAAGTCTAAAAGAGCAATTAGCTAACCTTCGTGCAGCTAAAAAAGAATATAGCACCATGGAAATACTAGAACATGGACAAGAGGTGGTAGATCCTGAGGCTTTTCTCCTATCACTCGTTGAGTCCGATGACAATCGATCATTCGTTTGTTCTGATGACGATAGTGATAATGAGCATGGTATTAAATTCAATAAAAATATGGATACACAGAACCTTAGAACAAAAAGAATAATATTCATAGGTTTTACGTCTATTGTGCTTTCTGTTTTGCTTTTTGCACTCCTTTAATAAAGAATAAACTATCTTAGCACATCTAGCTAAGATAGTTTATATGTAGTCCTACTTTCTATTTTCCTCCTCTAAAAGCAACTTAAGTCCAGTTCTCATAACAGAACCCTTTGACCTATCCTTCTGCTCCGCATACTCCCTTAGCTTATCATATAACTCATTAGGCATTGATACCGACATAACACTAGTTTTACTTTTTTCTTCTTTACTCATAAACGATATAATATTACATCAATAATATAATGATATAATATTATATCAATCTAGCGTTTCTGCATACACTTTTGCCATTTCAGATATATATATGAGTTAGGTTATTCTAAACATAGTAAGATTCCTAAATTAGATTAGCCCTTACACAAAACCATATCATCTGATGGCCTCATCAGAATTTTATTAAAAACCAGAAATTCATTATCTGTTAAATCATAGACATCTTTAGTAAAATATTCTCTAGCCAAACGTGCGTCATCCGTATAAGAAGATAATTCTATAAACCCCTTTTTTACTAAAGATTTCTTCGTCTCCCGGTAATCTTTTGTAAACAAGTCTGTATCTTCAAAATCCTCAGTTCTCTTTATAAATTTACGATTAAATTCATCAAAAACATCAAATTGATCCATAAGACCACCAGGTTTTGTTAACGTCCGCTCAAATTCTAAAAGATCATCTATATCAGCTTCAGATATTATTTGCAAAAAAACTTCCTTTCTCTCATTCGTAATATGTTTACTAATCCACATATCAATAATTTTCTCTTCTAGCTCTAATCTTTTATCTTCTAAGTTATTTGTCTTAGTCATATTATTCCTTTGTTTATCATCAACCAATATACTCATCACAATACCTCAACAAGCGATCTATATTCTCTGTGTTAGTTTTATGTTGTTTCTTTACTACAGTAGCAGCCGTAAGACTCTTATATTTTTTAAAATCATTAAACAATTCTTCTATCTCCTCTTCTAGCTCTTCTTCTTTTTTCATTAGTTTAGGGTGATGTATACCAACTTTGTCTTTCTCAAGTAAATATATAATATCCAACAGAATTTTTTTAACTTCCTTATGGGTATGATTCAGCTTTAATATAGATATGAGATTTTTATTTAGCATTGTTATTATCTAAAACCTCTTTTATTACTCTGACTTTTGCTAGGATATCTTCTACACTATCAACTTTAACTTCTCCTGGCTCTTCCTGTGAATTAGCTATGATATTAGCCTGTGTAGTCACTACAGACGATAACTGTGTAGCTTCTTGAGTGCTTAACTCTCCTTTTTCTAATCCTTTCCAGATAGATTCTATACGAGCAAGTGGCGTTGCATCCTTCGATATTTTAACTTTTGCTTTACCATACCCAAAGCGATTACGCATCATTATTGACCAATAAGCAACATTAAAATCCGGGTCATCTTTTGGATATCGCGCCCATATTCTCGCGGCTCTATTAATTATAATATCATGAGCGTATTGAAATTCTTCATGCTTATGTAACCATATATTAAATGTGGTTTGTCCAATAGTGGCCTCATCACAAAAGGCTTCAACACCCTCTCCTGCCCCGTAAACATCAAACAACATACCTATATGCTTGTCTCTTTTATATTTAGTTGGTTGCCCTACTGTAACGTGTTTTACAAACTCTTCTTTAGTTTTCATGCTCCTCCTTTAGGTTATATGATCAGTTGTTATTACTTAGTTAAGAGTTATAAAACATTCTCTTAGCCCAGTCCCAGGATGTCTTTTTAGACTTCTTCCCTATTTCATTTTGAATTTTCTCTATTTCATTTTGAGCGCTCTTGATTTCTTCTAAAGCCTTCTTTACATCCTTTTTAGTTTCCTCTATGGATTCTTGAGCTTTTTTCTTGTCTTTGCTCCATTTTATTATGTCCTCTATTGCTTGGTGTGGCACGTAGACTTCATTAATATCATTATCAAATGGATGTTTTTTCCCTATCAGATTATCTTCATAGTATTTTTTAAAATATCCATCACCTTGAATCAAAGCCGTTATCTCAGCAGTACTTAACAACTTACTTTCCGTCACTTTCTTAGCAAGCTCAGGTGTTTTAACTTTAGCCTTACGATCTACTTTTCTTCTTAAGTTCTTTTTTCCTTCTGCTTTCTTATTAGCTTGCTTCATCTTATTTGTCTTCTTGTCTTCCATTGTCATTATTAATCCTTTTATATATTTCTGAACGTGTTTCTTCGATCTTCTTCAGGCCTTCTATGTCATCGTCTAATAGCATGTTGTATATATCGCTGCTTCTCTGCAAAAGATGAGAATATTTCATGTATGTCTCGGTGATTTCTTCAATCTTAGTGATTTTTTTATCCACTACACGTTCACTTCTATCTTTCCTTTGTATTATCTTGTTTTTATTATTCTTATTATGTTGATATATGCGCATTGTCTCAAGAGCAGCTAAACCCTCAATATCATTGTCGTGTATCATATTCGTAATATTAATATCATTGTTTAAAGCCAGCTCTCTCCATTTTTTACTTGTTTCACATGATATATAACTAAATTGACCCCATCTTTTCTTTTCTTCTTCCGGATCAATACCAATTTGTTCAAGCACCCATTCCATACGCACGGTATAATCGGCAGTATTGCCCTGCACAGGAAAAAGAAATTCCCTGATTACGTTGTTAAAACGTATAAAATGCCAATCTTTTTCGGTAAGAATCTTGTTTTTTTCAGCGGTGATTTCGTCGTAGTTTTTAATACCATCTACTCGCTCAGCCCATCGTTTGGATTGTTTTAACTTCTCGAATCCAGATTTGTCACCATCATTAAACACACTAATTGCACCAGCTTGTAACAACTTATTATCTAGACAATCTATTTCTATATTCCTACTTCTCTTAAGAGAGTAAAACGTACTAGCTATCTTTATTTCTGTATTAATAACTTTCTTGTAAAACTCATCATTTAAACCTAAATCAACTAGAGCTTCTTTTCCATGAATACCATCGTCTGCAAGAAGTCTCGTAACTATTTTATGCTTTTCTATAAATTTCAAGTCTTCTATTCTTTTATAACCATGTCCGTGACCTCTGTTTTGCTTAGCAATATCCTTTATAAGAGCATTGCAACCGGCCGCATCTCCATTTAGTAAATACATTGCATATGCTTTTAATATCTCGCTTCCTAAATTATCTATTTCTTCATTTAGTAGCTTCCTGTTCTGTTCCTCTTCCGTCATAACACTCCCTTTAGACTTACGATAAAACATTATATCACCCTTTTAATTTATCCTGATTTTATTTGTTAGACACACTTGTGAAAGCACTGACCTTAGCTTGATCTACTTTAGATGTTTTATCTATTTCTATTGCTAATTGTAATTGCTTAATGTCGTCCTCTATACATTTATCTATAAATTCAAAGTAAAATATTTCTTCTCTTGAGTAAACATGCTCATTATATTCAACATACCAGTCCCTACGAGCCTTAACTGATTCTCTCAAACGGTTCACAACATGGCTATATTTATGTCTTATATCCATTGTATTCATACTTTTTTTACCTTCCATTCTATAAAATATTCGTCACCCTTCCTTTGTATAACTGGTTCTTCCATCATCTTGAAATCCATACCTTCCTTACCATCTTCACGCTCTCCTTTGACGTGTAAAATGATTTTATCTTTTTCATGTATTCCTTTGACCTGTAAATGGAAGTCTTTATCTATTGTATTCATACTTCTCATCCTTTTTTAGTATTGTTTATTATGATTTTTTTTAATTCATCGCAGCTTTTTTCGCATATTAAATATTGCCCATTTAGGCATTTGTGAGCTTTGAGAATCTTGCTATTTAGCAAACCCCAAATGTTGCATAGTTTTGTATCAAGAATTTCTGCCGCTTTTTTTGAAGTCACACATCTCACAAATTCATCTGGTATCATTATTTTAGCTATTTCTTCTTCAGTTAAAACTTCCGTGAATTTTTCGTTTCCAGGACTAACAATTTTATTATTGCAGTTATAAAAATCCCACCATTTTTTTATAGTACCGTAGCTTATGTTCTGCCCAAAAAAATTATGACTATTTCTGTTTATAGCATATAACGTAAAGCCTTTTTGCCCTTTCTCTATAACTTTGTTTAGATCATTAACGGTGAATTTATCATATCTAGTTAAGCCTCTTGGCCAACTTTTATATTGAAAACAAGTCCTACGTAATTTTCTCCTCACGGTCTTTGGCACACTCGGTTTTACATATTCACCCATTTTACTAGGTTGGTTACCAAACATAGACAAAATACTGGTCGTATAATGCTTTAATCTTGAAATAATCATTTTTTACTCTTGTTTAAAATTTGTTTGTATAAAAATTCTATAGGTTTTTGGTCATTGTTTTCATATTGCAGCACTAGGCTTTTCTTCGTATTTAGCACGGCTATTTCAATTGAAGGAGAAAACCTTTGAAATATTTCATCGATATAAAAAGCTCTCGCTCGAACAATTATATTATCATCCTCAATCCTTATGAAATTTAGATTATCTAGCCATGCAGACTTCAGGTGATCGTAGTAATCCAAAGGAAAATGCTCAAGTATCTTTGTTTTCATATCATTCCATTCGTAATTGGCGTATTTGGGGGTGGCTGGCGGTTTCTCTTCCTCCTTAGAGACTTTTACAACAGATAATTTTAGTTTTTCTGGTTCAGTAGACGAGGTGTTGACCATCTGTACATCATCACCGTAGAGCTTACGAACACAGGATTTTATTTTTTGTTTATTCTCACTGGATATAGCAAAGCTAGGATTTATGTTGATGGCTATTTTACTAGGTGTAACCTCCTCAAAAACACAATTTTCTATGATCTCTTCACTGGTTTTAGTATCAAAATTACGGAATATCTCCGATGATAACAGCGTTATGGGTTTAACTTTTTCTGTGTTCACGGTCTCCTCCTCGTTTGTTTCAGAATTAGTTGGAATTTTTTTTATTATTAATTTTTCCTTATTAGAAAAAGTATAAGAAGCTTGTGCTTCTTCTACTTTTTCCTTATCATACATATAGTTGGTACATAAATGTTCGGATGTCACAACATTTATGTTTGACTTCAATGACTTATTCGATGCTGCATTCAGGGCTAATTCCTCGTTATAAATTTTATCAATACTTTCATCTTTGAAATTTAGGATTTTATGAGCATCTTCAGTGAAAGAAATTTCGTATACATTACTCAATAAAGCTCCTTTTACTACTAATTTTCTATGCAGCTGGAAATCAAAAATATGATTTATTTGACTTCTTATTCTCCCGTTTTGTGTACTCGTTGTTACTTTTAGGATTTTAGAGAACCAGTAGTTATCTTTAAAGACAGCTCGGTTATTATTCTTTTGTAGCTCAAGTATCAATTTACCGATTAGTCTTGATGCTTTAAAAGAAACCACCTTTTCTGAATCAGAAGCCCTACAGATGTCATACCAATCATCATCCGTTTTAGTGTAAGCTTTTACAACGTTGCGCTTCTTATACGAACTTATGTAGACAACATCACCTTTTGCTTTACGAGCGACTTTCTCCTTTTTGTATATTTTAGCTTTGCTCATTACTTTCCCCATTCTTGAGCTTTGTCTGCATCTTCTTTTCCTTCCTAATTCCACGCTCCCTTTCAGCAGCCATTCTTAATATTCTCATGCAAGAATCGGTCTCATCTACATACTCAGCTACTTTATTAAGCGCAACCCTACTGTCTTTTGAAATTGCATTTAACTTGCAGCGAATACTCATATATTCCTCTGAGGAACAATCCATTACACAACTTTCGATATAGTCCAAATCATCATTAGTAGTTAGCCACATATAAATGTTTGATATAAACTTGCGTGTGTCATCAATTGTGTATTTCATTTTTTATACTTCTCATTTAATTCATCTATTAAATCAAGCAACGTTACTACATCATTGAAAGTAGCATCTGTTTTCTGCATTGTTCTCTTGATTCGATCGGCTACAGTTACCGCGTCTTCTAATGTTTTCTTCATGTAAAATACTTGTTATATATTGAGTTTAGGGATGATTATAATTCTAACACTTCGTAAAAAGTGTCCGTATATTCAATCAAAATTGAAATATGCCTGTTTCGTTTGTCTTTTTCATCCTTAGAGATTGAGATTACTCCTTTCTCTTCAAAATAATTTAAGGCCTTATATCTAATTGATCGTTCAGCAAACGACCAAATTTCTTCTAAAATGCAGTCTGGCACTTGGGCGTTATCAGATTTCATAAAAAGCACTAGTTTTTTAAATAACAACCAATATTGCCATCTAACATTTTTATCCTTTAGGCGCTTATGTAGAATATCTTCGTTGCATAATAGTTGTCTCATAGAATAAAATACCTCTGCTTAACTTTTAGGACTTTGAAGCTATCAGAATATATGATATAAAAACAGAACTATTGGGTAGCTAAATGCTACTTTTAATTTTCATTAATCTCGCTTTAGGCCTTGAATACATTGACTTTTGACCATATTTTAGTATTATTATTTTTTTTATATCTTCTTTATCAAAGTTGTAGAAAAACTAACACTATTCATGGAATCAATACTTATGCTATTGGTAACAAAACCTTCTCTACCTTCTCTTTAGCAACCACTATTACTGCTACTTGGGTAAGTGGCAGTGGTCTAGTATTAGATTTATCCGAATTTCACAAAGAAGGATTGACATACTTTGTTGCTTCCTTAGGTATGTGTCTTACTGCCGCTATTGTGGGTTATTATATAGTACCTAGAACAGCATCTTTTTTAGGTAAAACTTCTGTGGCAGCAATTATGGGAGATAATTATGGTCAATCTTCTAGATACATAACATCTATACTTGGTTGCCTAACCTCTTGCGGAGGCATAGCTATTCAATTTAAAATTATGGGTGATGTAATTCATGTCTTATTTCCATATGTCGATTTAAGGATTTGTATGTTTTTTAGCGCTATGTTAGTTACTTTTTATACATACTCAGGAGGAATAAGAGCCGTCGTTAAAACTGACGTTATCCAAGCTATATGTTTTTCAGTATCTCTCATCATAGCTATAGTGATGTTTAATACGAGCGTAGATTTAACTAACACTCCCGATGCTTCATTAGATAAATTTCAACTTTCTTACTTATTTTCGCTTGATAATACACAGAAAATAGATCTATTGCTTCTGTTCCTATATTTTCTAATCCCTGAAATGAAACCGCATATCATACAACGCATTTCTATGGGAGCTACTCTTAAACAAGTAAAAAGGGCTTACTTATATTCATCAATAGCCTTAGTTATAGTTTTAATCTTAACTTGCTGGATTTCCTACTTGATCTATCTATTAGACCCTACTATTCAAAAAAAGGAAATTTTAGGCTTTTTGATCAATCATTATACTATCGCAGGAACAAAAGGGATATTAGTGATTGGTATGATTGCTATGTGTATGTCTACCGCGGATTCCAAACTGAATATATCAGCAGTTCTAATAGCTAATGATTTTTGGAAACTCAGTAAACAAGATCCTATACAAAAAATGCATAACGCTCGGAAAATAACCTTGTTAATAGGAGTTCTGAGCTTTTGTATGTCAATTAATTTTATAGATGCTAGTTTGCTAGATATAATATTAATGTCTTCTAGTCTTTACGCACCCGCTATATCAGTCCCAGTATTAATGATAATCTTTAAATTTAAATTCACCGAAAGATGTGTGCTTATCTCTATGGTAGCCGGATTATCGTGCGTAGTGATATTCAAGTGGATACTTGCTGTATCATTTCCCGTGGTTACTATTGGTTTAGGAGTTAATCTTATTGCTCTAGTATCTAGCCACTACATAATAGAAAAATGGGAATTGCTAAGATGTTTCGGGATAAAATCCTATATCAAAAATGATTCTATCCTAATTTTAAACAAAGTAATAAAAAACAAACCATGAAAACAGCACGTCCCACAAAGGAAATAGATGATAAAGACGAATATGAGCCATCTGAGCAGCAAAAAAGGAAATCAGAGCTTATGGTTAGGATAGATAAGTTTTTGAAGCTACACGTCTCCTCTAGCTAGTAAAGAACGCTATTTTTAGCAATAGTCCAAATATACCAACTATCGCAGCTTTTAACCACTTAAGATCAGTTTTGATTTCAACTACATCAGTTTTTGTAGCCATATTCTCTTTGATGTTATTAATTTCACCCTTGATAATATCAATATCAGATTTTGTAGCTAAAACTCGTTTATCCTTCTCCGCTTCCAGAAATTCGCTCTTTGATACAAAGTTAGCAACCCAAATCTCGGCTTCTTTTTCTTTTACTCCCGAACCTATCAGTTGCTTAATGATTGTGTGTGTGTCTAGTGTTGCCATACTTTACCTTTTGTTTCTTTACTTTGCTATACGTTGCTTTACTTCTTTTTGGCTTTTCTATCTTCGGTTAGATGTTCAGCTAATGCCAAAGATTCAGTTAACGAATTGACCAGTCAATGAATTGAATGTTTTAATTTTATGCATAGTTTTGGGATCGGAAATACCATAACATACTATATGTTGACATAATTCACTCGATTTTTCCATATACATATTATTTTCACAAGATACGCCTACTTGTACTTTCCTCCCTTCTGACAAGTACTTAGCTTGTTTAGCCTCTACTACATCTAATATCTTGATTATTTCCATTGGTTCAATAAACATTTTAAGCATTTTTTTAGCTTCGTTTTTTTCTATTCCTTCCTCATTTATTAGATACATAATTATAAGTTCTTTTGTCAAACCCTTAGTTATCAACTCTTTTGCTATTTTCGTCATAGTTTACCTTTCTGTTTATTTTGGCTGGGATAGGAGGGTTCGAACCTCCGACTTACGACACCAAAAATCGTTGCTCTACCGCTGAGCTATATCCCAATTAATATTTTATTTGTAACACTTTTAGAGTTCTAACACTAGCATAACCAACAGCATTAGCCTCCTTTAAAATCTTTTGCTGTATCGAATCACTAAGTTCTATTGCTGATGTTAGATGAACCTCTAACACTCCCCCATCAATATAAAAATTCCTTAATTTAGAAAGAAAATCATAAGCTACGCCTGGTGGCAATGTGTTAGCTAGCTTGGCTTTTAACTGGTTATTAGGGCTTACATGCATTATTGCCTCTTGTTCTATTTTATCCAAAAACTTCTCCCGTTGTACAAAATTAGTTTGTTCAATTATGTCCGATTCAGTCATGTTAGCCTTTATCTGATAATTTAGACGGCTAGTTTCAACAGCATCTCGTTTTTCATACCTATAAATTTTGCTCATATAAGCTAGAAAAGCATCTTTGGAGGGGAACTCATGCGCAGACTCCTTTGGTTTATTAGCCAAAGCAAGTAATATCTCATTCATTGCGTTTAAAGTAAAATCCCTACCTGATCGGCTTTGGAGATCGGAGCAATCCGCAGCTGTTAGGGGATGATGCTCAGATAAATTCTTAGTTTGTGGGTATTGATTATTAAACATTGGTCGGTAAATCGTAGCTTTTTTCTGCGCATTGGTGTTTTTTTTCCTTCTGTTTGCGGCAAGTGCTTTTGTTACAGGATAATTATCTTGTAAATTCGAATCTTCAGTCTGAATTTGCAAGGGAAAATTCCCTGAAGGTAAAGAAAATACATTTAAAGAATTAGATGATAGATCTATATCTTCAATAGGTTTATTTTCTTCTTGTATATAGAGTGTTTCGTTGGCATGGGGCTTATTTGTCCCTATAACACTTTCTGTATCAGGCGTATTTACTGGTATTTCTGACTTAAAAGCAAACTCATAACAATGACGATATTTTTTGCCATTATGAGTGATGGTATTATGGCGAGTAATCTCAAATATATCTCTCAATTGATCAATTAATCTTAAGTTCTGTCTTCTTGTGCAAAAAGTAATTGTGGAGAGATATTTATGATTGAAAAAAACTCTATGCCCTTTTGTTAGTTTTCCTACGGCTACACCAGCTATATTCTTTGCATGATTACACAAGAGCGTAGTTCTTTCATGCACCGCATGATCATTTTTATTGGCTCTTTTGATAGTATCCCAATTCATATAAGTTTTTCTGTAAAAAGATTTTGCATCCTGGAAAGATAGAAGTTTTCCTATTTGTCCGTTGTATTCTGCTGTTTGTTCTTGTCTTAATGCTGATCCCATTTCAAAACTCTTAAATTTTATTGTTTTTTATAAAATAAAGCGTTGACTTTTTGACATGACCATACTATTATGAAGTTGTCTCTTACTTCAGTTTTTTTAGGTTCTGTTTCGTTTCGCCAAAAACCTTTACTTTTTCTCTTTCTCTTCTTTCTTCACACTTAATCTCTACATAAAATATCCTTAGGTAATAAAAAAACTATCAAATAAATTATTTACTTGATATTCTTCATATTAAAGATTATTAATTCAACTTAGTCAAGTTATATAATGAAGAGAAACATAATGATATTAGTAGAAGCAATTAGAAATACCGAATTATTGCCACCAAAACAAAAGCTTACTTTAGAAGTTATTTGTTCATCTGAATATCCTTTAACCAGTAAGATGATTCAAAAAAAACTCAATACTACAAAGCAAAGAATGGATTATAGCTTAAAAGCTTTGTTAAAAAGAAATTTTATAAAACAAGGAAAGGATGGGAGTCTTATATACACGCCTAATGACACAAGGATGGAAGAGTTGATAAAAAGACATGAATGTCATTAATTAGACGATTAAACTATTCTGTTTATTTTTTCGATAATTAACTTGACTTTATTGTTTATACCATTATACTAGCCTTATGAACAAGGCATAAAAAAACGCCTGAAGTTTCAGCTTCAAACGTTTTGCCTAGTTTATTTTTTAATCAGCAACGATCGCAATTTAAACAAGGTTAGTATTATGAACACTATCAAAAATATACTAAGAAAGCAACAGCTTTCTAACGCAAACTTCTTGACTAAGTCTGAATTAGACGAAATATTAGCTAGGGTAGAAAAATCTAAGAATTCTACAACCTCTGCTAAAATCAACTCATCTAATAATAATGAGTTGAACAATATGACCAAATCTTTTATTCCAAATTGGGAAGGTGGAAGTGCAGCTAAAGCGCAAGAAGCACTAAAAGTTACATCAAAACCTGAAGGTGGAATTTCTGAAAATAATAAAATAGCCACCCCTAATTTATCAGAAATTCCAACTTTTAATCAAATCCGAGAAACTCAACGTGATGATTTCGGTATTCCAGCTTCTGAAGTTGGAGCTATAATTAATCGCAAAGCTAAGAGAAGTTATGATAACTCTTTATTGTCTATAGAAAATCATAGAACACTTCAAAAGGCCGATGAATACGGTATTGAATATGATATTAATAAACTCAATTTCGTTACTCTTCCTGAAAAGATAGCAGAATTTGAAGAATTAATCATAGATGCTGAAGAGGTGGGTATAAATTGGGAAGATTTTGGTTATGATGTAATCGCTATAGTGCAAAGTATAGAAGAACGTACATCAGAGGAATTTCATCATAATCAAGATATTCGCTGGGATTATCTAGGCTCTACACTTTAATTAATTGATAGATGTAATATGGAATATTCAGAAGGCAAAACTTTGTTTAATGCGGTATTTATTAAATGCGAGTTCGTGGGCAAAACGCCAAAAATTAAAGTACATTTTAAAGACGTTTGTAAAAAAGATCATGACGAATTTGTTTGTGATGCGCTAGTTATTACAAATCTTAGTAATAACGACAATATAAGCGAACAAATAGTACCTTTTAGCACTGGTCAATATGTAAGCTTTAATGCTGATAATGACTTTAAAAATATAAAATTCACAGATAAAACAATTGTAGGTAATTATGGAAAGTATGAATAATTTAGAAAAAAAAGAACAAGCGCAAATAGCAAAAACCCATAATGAATATGGGATTGACTCTTCTATTTGGTCGGCACTTAAAAATAGCTTATACACTGGAGCTAAAGACGCAAGTATTTTAATGGTTTTAGATTATTGCAAGGCTGGTAAATTAGACCCAATGCAAAAGCCAGTGCATATAGTGCCAATGAAAATTAAAATTCCAGGAACTAGAAATTCTGAGTGGAGGGATATTATAATGCCAGGTATTGGCTTATATCGCATACAAGCAGCACGCAGTGGTAAATATGCCGGTGTTGTTGAGCCTGAATATGGCGAAGATGTAACAACTACCTTAGGCAAAGTAAAAATGACCTATCCCAAATGGTGTAAAGTTACGGTGAAAAAAATAATAGATGGGATAGTTGTTGAGTTTTCCGCAAAAGAATATTGGATGGAAAATGTGGCTATTAACTCTGAGTCTCAAGCACCCAATATGATATGGTCTAAGCGACCATATGGACAACTTGCAAAATGTGCTGAAGCGCAGGCGCTGCGTAAGGCATTTCCTGAATTTGTTAGCCAGCACCCAACAGCGGAAGAAATGGAGGGGAAAAGCCTTAATATCAAAGATGATGATAAATGGCAAAAAATAAAAAAAGTAGAAGAAAGTAAAAACGAAGAAGTAGAAGTTGTAAAAGAATTAATAGACTTATGCAAAGATAACGAGATAGACGTTGGGAAATTCGCCACTTTTCATAATATCAATAGCAGTGATAAGGAAACGGTAAAAAATGGCATTATGAATTTTTTCAAATTTAAAGAGCAGTTTTTAAATGTCGCAGATACAGTTACACAATGATATAGAGCAAGGTAGTGAGGAATGGCTAAAGTTAAGGCTAGGTAAAATAACTGGTTCTTGTTTTTCTAAGTTACTTGGAACTAAAGCAGCGCGTGAGAAATATCTTTATAGTAGAGCTAATGAAATAGTAACAGGTTGTATAGAAAAAACGAAAGCATTTTATAGTGAAGATGTCCAGAGAGGGCATGAATACGAACCTATAGCAAGAAATGAATATAGGTTTAATAACTTCAAAGTTACCGATGTTGATGAAGTAGGGCTAGTACAATTGAACGATTACATAGCTTGTTCTCCCGACGGATTAGTGGGAGAGGACGGAATGATTGAGATTAAATCACCAAACCCCAATAATTACTTTAGACAGGTTGTAGAGATCTCTCAGAAGGGCGTAGAGGCTATTTCAAATGAGCATAGATGGCAAATGCAGTTCAATTTGTTCGTTTGTTCTAGAAAATGGTGTGATTACGTGCTATATAACGACGAGCATGCAACTAAAGGTAGTGGGTTGTTTATATTTAGAGTTAATTACGATAGTGAAATGCAAAAGTTAATTACCGAAACAATTGATAAATGTATACCTATGATAAAGGAGTACGTGAATCAATATAATAAAATTTTTAAACTAGGAGAATAATAATGACTAACACACGCTGTACAATAATTGATAAACAGGTGGCTAATAACGTCAAACAAATGAGATTAAAAGGAGGAATTAGTCAGAAAATACTAGGAGAAGTGGTAAAAGTTAGCGTTCAACAAATTCAAAAATATGAGAATGGTGTTAATAGAATATCAGCCTCCACATTGTTATTAATGGCTAGGTTCTTTAAAGCTCCTCTTGAAGATTTTTATCAATATACATTACCTAACGATAATATTAAGCCCATTGAATGGTGTTCGACAATAAAGAAAAGTATTGCGGATAATATAATGAAAATAAGAAAAACTTACAAAATGAATCGTCATGAACTAGCCTATAAACTTAATATACCTATAGAACAGGTTATTAATTACGAGAAAGCACATGATGAAATACCCGGTACAATTATATATAAGCTTTCAGTTATTTTTAACAAACCAATCACTGATATTTATGCTAAAATATCATGATTAAATTTCAGTAATGGTAATACCATAGAGGGCTTCTACCTGTTTCTTTTTTAAGATATACATAGGAGTCCTCATACCCTTCACATCCTCAACCGTAGCGTTTCCATCTTTCCAAAAACAGAAAAAATCACTTATGTATTTCGTGTTCCCAGGTAAATGCCAGGGAGTCTGTCTTATGAAAAACAATAACTCCCCTGATTTTTTAAGCAGTCTCAGTTCTCTAAAACGTTTTGCCTCTTTTTTAGAGGCAAACTTAATTCCGTCTACCTCTGTTGGTATTGCTCTGAATTTATGTTTAATAATTATACATCCATCTCTCAGATTTAGGTATCTCATTTAGGTCAAAATATGGATGTTCCGGAATGTTAGTAGGGAATCTATTATAATCGGGAAAAATACTACCCCTAGTTTGACCAGTTAACATTTCAGCTTCTGAGCCTAATGCACCTCTAGCAACATTATATTTATCCATCTCCTGCTGATCAAATTTGTTTACATTGGTTCGTGGATTCATGGTTTCAAATCTTGCCTGCTCATTGTATCCCATAGGACGATCCAGCGCCTGTCTATTAATAGCTTCCAGTGCTTCTTGATTACGAGTTACCCTCGGAGCAAAATCTGCCTGCATTTTATTCCAACGATTCATTAGATCATCCGTACCCGGTTTTAATTGTTGTGATGTAACCCTTTGTGGGATGTAGGTAGGGAATCTATTATAATCTTTGAAAATATTACCTCTATGTTGGCCAAGTGCTAACTCAGCCTCTCCGCCTATTGTACCTCTAGCAACATTATATTTATCCATCTCCTGCTGATCAAGAACATTTCCAGCGATAAGAGTCTCATCTCTTTTTGCAAAATCTGATTGTATTCTGTTCCAACGATCCATTATAGAACTCTTCTTTGCTTCCCTTTGTCTAGCTGATTCAGCTTTGTTTTTTAAACTATCCATCATTTGACGAAGAGATGAGTTATCCTCTCTGGCAGTTGCAATTTCTTTTTCGTTTTCGCTGTAATGAGTGTCTAAATTAGATAATTCATCCAAGGATATATTTCTACTTGGCATTCCTTTATATACGTTTCCAAAAGCTCCGCGTCTAGCATCTCCTGCAATCTGACCTTTCATATGTGGCCATTGCCACGCCGCCTCGTCTTGATAGGTTTTATATAATTCTTCATTTTCTGCTTGCCGATTACCCCATTTAGTAGATCCCAGAGTATTCATATCTTTAATAGCACTCATGACATCACCAAATTCTTTTTGTCCATGTTCTCCTTGGAGACCTAATTTGCGAAGGTCGGAAATCTGCCCTTTATGTCCTGCGGATAATTCGGATTTCATTGATTCTTGTAGTAATTTATTTCTTTCTCCAAACGTAGCTTTTGAAATCTCTCTTGCTCTGTCTTCCGCTGCTTTTCTATGTTGAGGAGAGCCATATTGATTAGCTCGTGTAAACTTACTACTAATAGATTTCAAATCTTTTTTTAATTTATTTTGTGCTTCGGATTCAAGTGATTCTATTTCTCCACGCATTCTTTGCGGGACTTTTCCCATAGCTTGCTCGCTAATGTTTTCACTCCCCATTAGCTTTTTAGTTAAATTTTTACGTTGCTCATAAAGAGTATCTTTATATTTAGGATTCATTGATTCTAAAGTGGCCTGAGAAGCCGATATCTCTGCGGGAAGATCTGCGATTAATTGTCCCTGGTATGCTAAGTTAGGTTTACCACTCCATTGACCCATTGGACTAGATAAATCTACGCCATAAGCTCTTAACGACTGAAGGGCATCTATTCCTGCTTGTGATTGTCTATCTGGATTAACTCCTAACTCAGTCTCTCCTTGTAAAGGTCGAAGAGCCTCACGTAGCATATCCATCTTTTTAAATGGAGCATTCGCTTCTTCATTGAATTCATTTTGCGACGCTTTATTAGCTAAATTAGTATACCCATGCTTCTGAGCGCCAAACTGATCAAGCATTCCTGTTAAAGCTCCCCTACGATCTTCTTTTTGTGATTGTAATGATTTAAGAGCTTTTACTAGTTGTTCATTACTAGTTTTTTCCAAAGTTCCACTAGTTCTTCCTATATCTCTAAAACCCTCTGCGGCTCTGTTAGCTTCGCTTCTAATATCTCCTTGACCCTTTCCCCTAAATCTATCAATATTTGGGTTGTAAGACTCTCTAAACTGCTTTCGTAAAGCTCCTAGCATTTGAGTATCGCTAAAGCCTTGCTGCTCACCAGCTATCCTTTGAGTTTGACCTTGTATATTTTGCTCTGAAATACCCGTGCCTGGGCGATTTAAAACGCTTTCTAATTTTCGAGTATAAGGGGCTGGTTTTTCTGCAAAACCTTGTCTTAAACCTCTTGCTCTTTGAGTAAGAGTCGACATAGGAGCTGTTGTTTTGCCCTTATATGCTGGATAATTCACGCCTGAATATCTTCTTTTATCCCTACCCAAAACTTTTACAGCTTCATCAAAAGCTTGTTGGGGAGCTAAATTCTCTACATGTCTACCTTCGTATCTTCCCTTTGCCATAATTCACCTCCTTATTTTAAATAACTTGCTACTGACTTTGCTTTTGGCGGCAATTTCTTAATAGAGCTACCTCTATGTTTTCTTACATTTCTTAAAAACTTATCAAACTCTTTAGCTCCTGCGGCATTGTTACCATCTCCTACATGAGCAACAGCATCAGCAGGGATAACATATTCACCATCGGAAAGTGCAGCGTCTATTTTATCCTCTTGACCCTTAGTATCTCCTTGAATAAAACGCCCTAATCCAGGTGGATAATCAGTATCTTCAATCTCTACTTCGTACATCACATGGGGAGAAACTGCCCCGCCTTCGTTATAATAATTTACCCATTTTCCCTGTTGTTGGCGTTCATCTGGGGTATTACTTCTGCTAAATAGGGGAGTAATATTACCTAATCGTTCCTCTGGTAAGAACTGGTTTCTAGCTATTCTTCTTTTTCTTTGAGCGTCAGAAAGCTCCTCTTCCTCGCTTGATCTCATTGCTTTTTGCAGGCGCTTATATTCCTCCCCTTGTTGTTCAGGAGTTTTTTCTTTTGGTTGGTTCATCATCTGTCCAGCAACAGAGCCTAAAGCTAAAAGATTTGCAGGTTCAGTTAGAAGTTTTTCAAGTAAACCTTTTTTAGCGGCCTCAGTTACTGCCGTTTTAGCTGCCTCAGCTGCTGCTGTTTTAGCTGCCGCAGAAGCCGCAGCAGATCCAGCTTTAGCAGCTGTTGCAGCTCCAGTTTTAGCAGCTCCTGCTGCACCCGCAGCTTCGCCTCCAAACATACCTCCCAGACCTATAGAAGGTAATACTGCATTTGCCGCTCCATAATTACTTAGGGATGCTCCAAGGCCTTTAGCTCCAAGCGCACTTGCTCCGCTACCAAGAAGACCTGCTGCTGTAGGCAGAGCTAATCCCATCATACCGCCTCTAAGCGCAGATTGCCCCATATCATTACGACCACGAGCTACAGAGCCAGCAGCACCACCGAATGCTCCTCCTAAAACACCACCAATACCAGGGAGCATTATATTACCAAGTATAGCTCCAGCAGCAGGGCCTATAACAGACTTAAACCATTTCCCAGGCCTATTAAAAATACCGAATTGAGGCAATCCTGTTACTGGATTAATTTCACCACTACCGCCCATTTCTTTTAACATCATAGCTTCTAATGGGTTGATATGAGCTAATACAGTGTCTTCCTCACCCCCTTGTTGCCTAATATTCTCAGCTACACCTGAATAATCTAGTCCTTCTTTACCGCCTGTTTTTTTCTTTACTTTTCCACCCTTAGCATAAGTGGCCATGTTACTATTTGGAACATTAGCGTTAGGAGTAAATTGAGAAGGATCAACGGGATAAGAATTATTATTTATCATATTAGGCAATAAACCACCTTGACCATATGAATTTATAGGCATCTGAGCAGGATATTGAGCTGCATAGGGATCTACGTTTTGATAACCATTATTAAATCTTGTATTAAACATTCTAACCTCTTTTTGTATTTATTATTCGTTATTCATTATCAAATAGACGGTTTTCGCCCATTCTTGCCAATCTTTGAAGGATTCCTTTTTAACCCCTTTCTCAATAGAAAATGGAGAAGGAACGGATTTACGTGCAAAAACACCTGTTCCAACTAAGGATGCACCCCACTCTTTCCATTTAGTATCATCTTCTAAAATAGGAATATAAGTATCTGGATAATCAATTGCTAAAGCTCCGCTCCAATTATTCAAAGATATGTATTCTGGCCAAACTACTTGCATTATCGAGCATCCCCCACACCAAGTAACAACGTTATATTGCCAGCTTCAAAAAATTCATCTGAGGCAAATGTAAGCCACATATTACGTCCCTGAACTCTCATATCAAGTTTTTCTGTATCAGCCGTAAATGATATTAGATCGGTAACTACTGCATCGCTTTGAGGGTATTCTTGCGTGTGAACTTCTACTGTAAAATGAATAACACCATCTTGTTCATTAACAACAAAATCAGGTTCTATTCTTTGTAAATCTATCCATCTATTGACTAATTTAGGGGATTTATCGTCTGTACCAGAATTTGGAGGAAATGCTGACCATGAAAATACAGGCGTGGTGAAATACGAAAATATAGAGGTTATACTTGTATTACCAGTGCTAAGAAGGGCCTCTTGTTTATTTCCTACCTCATGTTTCCAAAGATTATTTACTTCATTATTTTCTTCTTCTATAAGAGATTTTCCATGTGTACTTAAAAAACCAAAATCACTAGAAAAAACGCCGGCAGTTCTTGAGATATCCGTATCGTACCAAAGGTTATCTCTTTTGTTGTATATTAAGGCTCTTGAGTTATCACCAGGGACACCTTTTACTGGATAAAACCACCATATCTCACCATATTTTGTATTCTTCACGCCAAAAACTTGTTGGCGTCTATCTAGGTCAATATTGTCATAAAAATAATTAAGATTCATGCTATTATCCAGTTCTTGAACAATCCCGTTATAAACAAAGAATCTATCAGTCCCAGGCCAGAAAAATAGCCCGTCATATTCAACTACACATTTACTAGATAAAATAGATGAGCTGTTTGATAGCACATCAGGTTTAAACAAGTCTTCATCATTTAGTCCAATATTACTAACTCTTACAACAGTAGATAAAGTCCAAAAAAGGATAGTAGGACTATTAGAGCCACCACGAATTGGACTCCCATAAATAACTTTATCAGAAGAAATAACTATAGACCCGCTATCGTTTTCATCACCTTCATCATCTTCTCCTCTAAAATCAAACGGATTATTGGAGGCACTATATTGAACTAAGCCATTAGAACCGTACAAAAAGAGATAAGGAGAGCTAAAAACCAAACCACCATTAATTAATGGATTAACTCCTGCAATAGGATTGTCTTCAACTACTCCCTCAGTTGCAGTATCAATATTTTTTCTGAAAAATATTGATTGAGTTTTTCCTTCATTTATATTTAATGCATTATGGGTTTTCATAAATACTACATAGGTTTTACCAGCTCCTTTATCAACAACGGTTTCTGACTCCCACATTTGCGTATTAACTAAAGGCGTATTGTTAATACTATTACTGCTAATATAATTCCATTTGGGAGAATTAATTTGCGTTATAAGTCCTAGTTCACCACAAATAAAAACTAAAGATTCCCCTCCTTCTTTCCAAGGGAAAATCATCATTTTAGTAACTCTTTGCGTTAGAAAAAAGTTTCCCGAACCTTTCATTCCACCTATTTTTCTAACCTTTCCCCTTTGGAATCTCACCCAGTTTCCATCAGTACAATATTTTGATTGAAACTCTGTGCCATCTCTTTTGATGCCTGGACTATATGTAAGTGGAAAAAGATTAGCTGCCATTATGTTTTATCCCTCGTGCTCAGTCTATCTGTGTGTCTTTCTTTAGAATCACCCATGATGTCTTTTAAAGCCCTGTTGTACAAAGATTCGAATGTATTTATACGTTCGTCATCTTTTAAAAATGGTACAGTTTCAAATAGACAAGCATATAGAAGAAGGCTTGGGTATCTGTCTGTAAGAAAATTCTCGGGATTTTGCTCATTAAATAATGGCAAGCTTAAATAAATTAGCTCATAATTATAAGTTTTATCAGGGCTAGGAGAAACATAAATAAAACTAGTTGATATATTAGCTGTTGGCATCTCATAATCCGCATAAAACATAGGTTTATTAGTCGCGTTTACAACAGGTGAATATGTTACGCAGAATTCATAAGATCTTGGTAACAAAAAAGTTTGAATTAAGGTATCGGCATCGGTAATAGATAAACTAATTGTTTCTTTCCAATCATTGGGTTTATCTATTATAGGGTTATTAACAAAGATACTATTATTTGCAAATTTCTGAAAACCAATACTTCGAGCTTCACTATAAATTCTACTAATACCTTGATTAATAAAATCTGG